CTTGACCACCCATTCTTCGGAACCGCTTGCTCCAAGCGTCCGATCATCTATTCGACGTCCATACCAACTGCGTGTATGTCTGCCACTGGTCAGATGACACTTAATCCAGATTGGTGTGCGAACCTGACTGTCCGTCAACTTATGTTCCTGTTGGCGCATGAGGCTATGCACTACATGCTAAGTCACTCGCTGCGTATGAAGCATCGCAAACACAAAGCATGGAATATTGCATGTGACAAGGTAATCAACGACACGTTGATCGAAGCCAAAGTCGGAGACTTTATCGACGGCGGTGTAACACTAGACGGCGCACGTAACAACGCAGCCGAGGAGTTATACGACGAAGCCGACGACGAAGGTGGCGGCGGTGGCGGTGGAGGCGACGATGGTATCGGTGTTGATATCGGTATGCCCACTGACGATGACGGTAATCCACTAGACGAAGCGCAGGCGCATCAGATTGAGGCGCAGGCTAAGATCGAAGCGATCCAATCTGCCAAAGCAGCGAAGGCCGTCGGTAAGTTACCGGCCAGTCTCGAACGCATGGTCGACGAATTAGTTAACGTGGTAACACCTTGGTACGATATTCTCGAACGCGCTATGACTGCCAAGGTCAAAGACGACTATTCATGGCAGCGTCCTAACCGTCGCTTCGTAGGTCAAGGCGTATACCTCCCAGGCTACGACTACGTTCCCAAGATGGGTGAGGTAGTAATCGCCGTGGATACGTCGGGGTCTATCGACGATCAAACTGTCAACATGTTCAACGCTCAGATCAATCGCATCATGGATACGTGTAACCCATCCAAAGTTCACGTTGTCTACTGTGACGCAGCCGTCGCAGGTGTCGATGAATATGAGCCTGACGACTTCCCTGTAACCATAAAGCCAAAGGGTTACGGCGGTACAGCATTCGCTCCAGTCTTTGATTGGGTGGATGAGAATGTAGATGAGTGCGAGTGCGTTATCTATCTGACTGATGGCTACGGCGATCAGAATACGTTCACGACTCATCACGACACTTATTGGCTAACAACGCACTGCACCAACTTCGATTGGGGTACGGTCATTAAATTTGAGGAGTAATAAACATGCCAGCCATGAATCCTGCAATCGGTACGATTGCTGATGTCTCTCGCGATCCATCTTTCGCGAAAGCAACCATATCACTTGACACAAGCAAGTGGACTTCGCGCCGTCGTAACATTGTCCTGCGGGCATTACGTGACGGCATCGCCAACTGCGGGCATGAGACCGCGCGGTTTATCAAACACCTGACTGACGGTTACGGTGTCACAGTTCAGACCTCTACCAAGTGGAACCCACAGATTGATGTTGGCGCAGTAAAGCCTGAAGAAGTTGACAACTTAGTTGCTTACACCTGTGCTTGGATAAAGTTGGAGGAGTCACGCCAAGACAGCAACCGTTACTACCATCACACTTGGTACTTCCGTCATTTTCTTGAGGACGTAGCGGCAGGTCGTACACCACATTCGATACCGCTTCCATCTAACCTGTCTCAGAGAGAGCAGACAGACTTTATCAAACAGTATCTTCGCGACGACACTGATACAAAAGATGTCCGTCAACAACTCGCTGACAAGATCAACAACGGCGAGACAATCACCTTAACAGTAGATGCAATTAGCAAGGAGTAATCACAATGGCATATGTTAGACGCACCGACATTCTAGTCCAAGGTATCCGCGACAAGGTCCGCCAAGTCGGCAAGAATGCTGAGAAGCCTTACAATAATAGCGAGATCGAAAGCGGCACACCAGTGTTCGAAGGTCTATGCGACGGCGTATTTAACGCTCTGTGGGAGCAAGCACCTGATCTGAAAGGTAAGTTGCCTAAAAGTTGGATGAAAGAAATAGAACGCATGTACGCTCGCGTAGACCTTAATGACGGTGGCACTTGGGAAGTTCTGCTTAAAGCAAGTGAGGGCAAGTCGTTCTATGTTCCGCCGACGAAGGAAGCTCGCGATCGTTACACGCCGACGTTCCACGTAAAAGAGTCACATCTTAATGAGTTAACGCGTCAATACATTTACGGCGCAAGTGAGAGATCGAAGCAACTGGCAGAAGTTAAGTCAAAGTTCAGTGATATCGAACACCAACTTACATCTTACATGCGCAGCCATGCGTCATTGAACGCAGCACTGGAGGAAATGCCAGAGTTGGAGATGTATGTTCCTGATGAGTACATGGAAAAGTATCGTGCGCCAAATCCTAAGAAGGCTAAACGTCAAAAGTCTGAAGACGAACAGACAATGTCGGAGTCACTAGGTATTGACCGTGATGCACTCGCCGCCGCAGCTATCGCAGCAAGAATGTCACAAGCGGCAGAATAAGAATTTTTGTTGGGTTGCCACTCGCTCCTCATAAGGGTGACCCGACGCGTCCTAATGTCTGATCGGGTAAAGCGTGGCAGGTATGCATTAGTCAAAGTGAACCTAACAAAACGGAAATCAGACAATCGTCGGGATTTAATTAAAGCCAAGAATGGAGATTAAAATGGCTACTAAAACTAAGAAGGTAAATCTTGCAGCTAAATGTAGAGAGAATAACATGCCTTACCATGTTGTTCATGCAAGGATTAATCAACTAGGGTGGAGCGTTCAAAAGGCCGTGACCACACCTGTACGCAAGCGGGGTACGACGGCGACGTCCGTCGTCAAAAGTCCGGCACTTGATCCACTGACGACGGCTCAGATTAATGAAGCAGCAGATGCCCTGAGTGATGCCACTGACATGCTACGTGCGCGTGACGCAGAGATAGAAAGTCTGCAACGCCGTGTTCGCTTCTGGCAACTTATCTCAGTGTCTGTCGCACTGGTCGCCGTGATGGTGTCCTATGCATAAACAAGACAATGAGTTTGAGCGCATGAAAATTAGTTTCGCTGATCTGCAATCCAAGGCAGCGAAGCAGCGCAACGAGATTGCTCGTCTGACCCAGAGTTTGGAGAAACTTACAGAGGAGAAGGCTCAACTACTTAGAACTGTTAAGTACATGCGAGGTGAGACATGATAGCGGCAACCTGTTTAGCACTTAACATATACTTCGAAGCACGTTCGGAGGCTATGATATCTCAGTTTGCTGTGGCCCAAGTAACTATGAACCGTGTCGCGTCGTCGCGTTACCCGGACAACGTATGCGACGTCGTGTGGCAGCGTAAACAGTTCTCTTGGACCCACGACGGTAAAAGTGATAGGCCCAAAGATGCTAACGCGTGGGCAAATGCTAAATGGGTTGCTGACTTAGTCCTGAAGGATCACGACAAATCTTTGTACGTGGTCCCGACGGATGTCACACACTACCACGCCGACTACGTCACACCTTACTGGGCAACTGCCTATTACAAGGTAACGCAGATCGGCAAACACATATTCTACAGGGGTAAAGCATGAGCAACTGCATACTGTGCAAACTACTCGCGGAGCGTAAACCGTGTCTGCGCTGCACAATAACAACTATCGTGATGGTCGCTGTACTGGCGGCTATTACATTCTACTACAGGGGATGGGTATGAAAATATGCACCGTTGACCTAGAGACTTTCTGGAGCGTCGGTCACTCCCTATCTAAGATGTCACCTATTGCATACTGTATGCACCCTGACACAGAGATAATCTCTTGTGCATTTAAGTTCGACGACGGTCCTACCGAGGTCGTGTTCGGTGAAGCGGACGTTATTGCGTACGCCTCTAAGGTCGACTGGTCGAAGTATTGGGTTATCGGTCACAACTTGTCGGGGTTCGATGCCATGATCTTATCGTGGCGCATGAACATTAAGCCGATGATGTGGGGCTGTACGCTCGCCATGTCTCGCCCCATCCACGCTAAAGACGCAGGTGGTTCGCTTGCCAGATTGGTGGAGCATTACAAACTAGGTGTCAAAGATCAGTCCGCTCTTGTCGCCACGAAGGGTAAGAACCTGTGCGACTTTACTGAGCAAGAGATTGCTGACATGAAAGTTTACAACGCAGCCGACGTAGATCAATGCTACGCGCTGTTCAAAAAATTAGTGCCACAGACACGCAAGGCCGAGGTCAAACTGATCGACATGACTATCCGTATGTTGGTCGAGCCACAGTTCGATGCTGACGTTGACCTATTGTACAAGACACTGAAAGAGGAGGAGATACGCAAGAAGAATGCGCTGTTGGAAGCGTCCAAAGCTATGGATGTCCATGACCCACTTATTTCAGATGAAGAAAATCTTGCGGAGATATTGAAGGTACTTTCTAGTGCAGCTAAATTCGCCAAGTTCCTGCAATCACTAGATGTCGAAGTCCCAACCAAGGTCTCACCTACCACTGGCAAAGAGATACCCGCCTTGGCTAAGACTGATGAAGACTTTATAGCATTGCAGGAACACGATAACCCTGTAGTCGCTACCGCAGCAGCAGCCAGATTAGACGCGAAGTCGACGATCTTACAGACACGCATCCAAGCATTCATCGACGCTGCCTCTGCACATCCACAGGCCAAGGTTCCTATCCCACTAAAGTATTACGGTGCGGACACGACAGGCCGTTGGAGCGGGTGGGGTTACAACCCACAGAACCTACCAAGAGTTAACCCATATAACCCGAGGCCGTCTGATGCACTCCGTCGGTCGTTGATAGCGCCAGCTGGTAAGAAAGTCGTCGTCGCTGACTTGTCCGGTATTGAACTACGCGTCAATCACTTCTTGTGGAAAGTACCGTCAAGCATGGAGATGTACCAAGCTGACCCAGAGAAAGCTGATCTGTATAAAGACTTCGCCAGTAAACTGTACAACATCCCATTCGACGAGGTGTCTAAAGAACAACGACAGGTCGGCAAGGTCGCGCACTTAGGTCTAGGTTTCGGTGCGGGGTACAAGACATTCCAGAAAGTTGCCAAGCTGATGGGCGGAGTCGACATTACTGAAGACGAGAGTGAAGACATCGTTAACACATGGCGCAGTACATACTACGAGATTACCAAAGGGTGGCGCACATGCCACGACGTACTGCCAACCATCATGCGCGGTGCGACAGGTAACGCCGTTGATCCTTGGGGTATGGTTACCCCCTGCCCCGAAGGTCTGAAGACCCCCAAAGGTTACATCCGTTACCCAGACTTGCGGACTGAACGTAACGACGACGGACGCATGGAGTTCGTCTACGGACACGGACGTAACAAAGCGCGTATATACGCGGGAAAGATCGACGAGAATATAGTCCAACACCTTGCTCGCTGCGTCATAGCAGACAATGCGTTAGAGGTATGGAGACAGACAGGGCATAACCCTGCACTGACGGTACACGATGAACTTGTGTATGTCGTCGACGAAGACGAGGCAGAAAACGTACTAGATACTGTACAACAGATAATGAGAACACCTCCAGAGTGGTGGCCTGAACTTATAACATGGTCAGAGGGTGACATCGCGGATACTTACGGAGACGCAAAGTGACGCAAAATGACACCTCCTGACACCACTTGGAACACACTTTTATAATATGTTTGACGTGCATATGTGTTCAAGTTATGTTATATACATGTTAACACATACCGAAAGGAGGAATCTTGGGAGGTTTATCGGTCGCAGAGGTGACTGAGTCACTAATGCGAAACCCCGAAAAGTTGCCTGCTCTACTCACAATAGCAGACAGGCATATGCAAACGTATCAACAGTCGCGAGAGTTATTTGTGCTGCCAAAATCGCATGAATTTTTATTGCCACTAATTGAAGCGTTCGCAACAGACTTGGAAGGGTTTACGTTCTATCTCATCGAATTGCGTGATAAGTTTGACAGAAGTAGTAAACAGTTTGTAGAGATACAAAAAATCTACAGACGCATTAACGGACGTCATGTGCAAGCTAGTAGACGAGATAGAATAAGACGCGCTGTAGCCAAGGCAGAAGAACAGTGGGGCGAGATACCCTTTACGCTTCGGATGCACTGGATGGCTAGACTTGAACACGAATGGGCGCAACGTCGCTTAGTGTTTTTGGATCAAGCCCGACAGCGGTTAAAAACTGAACGATTGTCCACAGAGCAGCGGACTGAAGTGTTGCTCGAATTTTGGGACATGATTGACACCGAAATCTATGAAGGAAACATACCATCGTGGAACTAAAGAACGCTTGGAGCTACTCCGCTCTTACCGCATACGAGACCTGCCCACGCCGTTACGAGTTAACGCGTGTGTCGAAGAAGGTCAAAGAACCCCAGACGCAAGCAACGATCTGGGGGAATGAGGTACACAAGGCACTCGAACTTTTCGCTAAAGAAGGAAAGCCGTTGCCTAAAGATATGAAGAAGTATGAGCGGTACGTCGAGAAGATACTGTCTTACGAAGGTAAGCGTGTAATCGAAGAACGTATCGCACTTAACAAAAACTTCCATCAAACGAAGTGGATGGCAAAAGACGTGTGGGTACGCGGCATTATCGACATCGGTGTCGTCGGTAGTGAGAAAGCGTACCTACTTGACTGGAAGACAGGTAAACGTAGGCCCGATAACGATCAGCTAATGTTGTTCGCCGCGCTTGCGTTTGCCATTTACCCTTGGATCGACAAGGTGACGACAGGATTTATCTGGTTAAAGACTGGTGAATTCGATAAAAAGGTGTTCACGCGTGAACAATTGCCAGAGATTTGGAATGTGTTTATGCCTCGCCTGTCTCGCCTAGCGCACTCATTTGAGAATAATAAATGGACCCCTAAACCGTCTGGTTTATGTAAAGCGTGGTGCCCTGTTGGCAAGAGCAACTGTGAATTTTGTGGAGTGTAGTGGATGAAAGATGATGGGACGGGCCTGCGTCAACTGACGATGACAGAACTTCTAACATGGACCGTAGGTCAAAAAGAACTGACACTGTTAGAGGTGGAGTTAATTCACCGCTTAGAGCAAGTTGTAGAACAACGCCTAGAAGTTTTAGAAGTGTTACCTAGCCTACCATGTATGCGCTGCCCTGCGTTCCCCTCTCTAATGCCTGAGTCTACTGAAGAAGCTCTTATTGATTTAGACGGTGATACAGAATGGGCATGACACCTGAAGGCAAGGTCAAGAAGAAGGTCAAAGAGTACCTAAAAGAGATTGGCGCGTGGTACTACATGCCAGTGTCTAATGGTATGGGCCGCGTAGGATGCCCCGATATACTTGTGTGCTACAAAGGTCTGTTCATGGCGTTTGAGACTAAGGCACCCGGGAAAATAAAGAACGTAACTGCTAACCAAGAGCGTGAAATACGCGACATCGTATCTGCTAACGGGTTAGCACTTGTAGTCGACGACGTTGAACAAGTGAAGGAGGCCATCAATGCCAAAATCATCGCCGCAGGAATTGAAGACTAAGAAGGCGTACAACGCCAGACCTGACGTCAAGAAGAAACGCGCTGCGCAGAACAAAGCACGTCGACAAGCAATCGCCGACGGACGCGCAAAGAAAGGCGACGGTAAAGACGTCGATCACAAGAAGCCGCTAGACAAAGGCGGCAGCACTGAGAAGTCAAACACGCGCGTGGTTAGTAAGAAGACCAACCGTGGGTGGCGCAAGAAGAACCCTGAGATGTATACAAAGAGGAGTTAATAATGGAGAAAGATAATACTGAAGAACGCGTATGGTCATACCTGCTGAAGCATCGGCAGACGGCTACCGCCAAGGACGTTGCACTAAACTGTGACGTTACAGAGGAAGTGGCGCAGTCATTCATAGAACGTATCGGTTCACCCAACTGGCGTAATAATGTGTCAACGAGTGAACAGTTTATGAAGAACGATAACGACAAGCCACGCATGGACTTGCTGCCGCCCGAAATGTTGGTCGGTGTGTCTAATGTTCTTGCCTACGGTGCTAAGAAATATTCTGCAAACAACTGGGCAAACGGTGCCGATTGGGGTCGTTACTACGGTGCTTTGATGCGCCACATGGTTGCTTGGTGGAGCGGCGAAGACGTCGACGACGAGACAGGATACTCACACTTACACCACGCGGGATGTTGTCTTGCGTTCTTAATGGCATACGAGAACAGAGGTCTGGGAACAGACGATAGACCGAAAGGGGCAAGCAATGTTGGTATGGAACAACAAAAAAGCACTGCTGCTTAAAGTAAAAGAACCTGACCGTATAACAAATGTTATACCAACCGCTAAGACATTCTCAGTTAAGGGTGTCCCTTACGTCGCAGTACCTCACAAAGTAGAAGAGACTAGAGTGTTGCGGAACCTAGGTTTCGACGCACCTTCTCCTATACGAGAACACTATGAGTGGCCCGGACGGTACAAACCGTTCGACGCACAGCGCGAAGCTGCTGCGTTCTTGTCCATGTATGATCGTGCGTTCAATCTCAGCGAGTTGGGTACAGGTAAATCGTTGGCGTCGTTGTGGGCGTACGACTACCTCCGCAGCGTCGGTCGACTGAATAAAGTGTTGGTGGTTTCCCCACTGTCTACACTAGAGCGCACATGGGCGGACGAGGTGTTCCAACACTTCTCTCACCTGACGTACACCGTACTGCACGGATCGCGTGACAAGCGTATCAAACTACTGAAGGAAGACTTCGACGTTTACATCATTAACCATGATGGTGTGCAGATCATAGAACCTCACCTGAAAGACCGTGACGACATCGACTTGGTTATCGTCGACGAGATTGCACAAGCTGCGCGTAACGCAGGTACGGATCGGTGGAAGGCTATCAATAAAGTCATCAACAAACACAACAAGCCACGCGCCTGTTGGGGCATGACTGGTACACCGACACCTAACAACCCGACTGACGCTTGGGCGCAGTGTCGACTGATCGTACCTAGCACTGTCCCGCCGTACTTCAATCGGTTCAAACAGCAAGTGATGAAACAGTTATCTCAGTTCACATGGGTACCTAAACCCGACGCTACGCAAGTGGTGCATGATGTTATGCAGCCGTCGGTACGGTTCACCCGTGATGAATGTGTCGACTTGCCTCCACTGATGTACGAGACACGCCAAGTTGGTCTGACCAAGGAGCAAGAGAAAGCCTACAAAGACATGGTGTCTAAGCTGCGCACTGAAGCAGAGGAAGGCGAAATCACTGCTGTCAATGAGGCTGTCAAAATGGCTAAGTTGGTGCAGATTGCTTGTGGTGTTGTGTACACCAACCAAAAAGAAGAGGTAACCATACCGTCGTCGCCGCGCATCGAGGAGACCCGGCAGATCGTCGCGTCGTCGGAAGGTAAAGTGATTGTGTTCGTACCGTTCGTAAGTTCGGTCAACATGGTAGCTGAAGAACTCAGCAAAGACTTCACAGTTGAGATGATCCACGGTGGAGTAAAGAAGGACGAACGTGACCGTATTTTCGGTGCGTTCCAAAAAGGGTCTGACCCCAAGGTTATCGTTGCGCAACCTGCCGCTATGTCTCACGGACTGACGTTGACTGCTGCCTCCACCATCGTGTGGTATTCATGCGTCACATCTAACGAAGTCTTTGAGCAAGCGAATGGACGTATCAACAGACCGGGGCAAAAGATGAATAACTTCATCATCATGCTTGAGGGTACACCTGTGGAGAAACGCATATACAAACGTCTTCAAAACAAACAGAAGATGCAGGGCGCGTTACTCGACGAAGTAAAGGCAACTCGCGATTCCCTGATCGCTTGACACATGGACGTATATGAAATAATCTGTTTACATGTGAACACATATAGAGGTATATGAAACTATGAACTTACTGAAGGCGAAAGAGGTTTCTGAGAAATTAGGAATCACTGAGGGCGCATTACCCGCGCTTCGACGGAGGGAAACTACCTTCCCCAAACCCATAAGAGTCTCGCAGAAGATTTTAAGGTGGGATGAGGAAGACATTGATAACTGGCTGAACGCCAAAAAGGAGAGCAACGATGGCGAAGATCACAGACTTGGATGATGTTTCTTTATTGAAACTATTCATCGGCTTGCGTGATCGTAGGGCGCAACGAAAAGCTGCGTACGACGAAGACGATGCAAGCGACAAGGAACGGCAGAACAAGATTGAAGTCGAGTTTCTGCGTAGGTTCCAAGATCGTGGGATAGATAATGTATCTGCTCGCGATGTAGGTACTGCTTACAAATCAGTTAGGGCATCCGCCACAGTGGCAGACTTTGATGCTTTACTGGATCATGTAAGAGAGAATGACGCTTGGGAATTACTTGAGCGTCGTGTGAATAAGACGGCAGTGGAGCAATTTAAGGCCGTCGACGGCGACTTACCCCCCGGCGTGAATTGGTCGGAAACACAAGTCGTCAACTTTCGTCGTAAATAACTAAACACTAAGAGGTGAAACATGGCCAACGATATGGTCGCCATCACGGCATCTAAACTTCCTGCGCACTTGCAGGGCAAAGTCAAAACCACAAACGTATTCGCCGCAGCCGTTACATCGGGCGGGTTTCCAGTGGTATCCATCAAGGGTAAAGTTTTCCACGTACAGCGTGGCGACGAACGCACCCTTATTACTAAAGGCGAAGACGGCGAACCTGCTGCTTCATTAGAGGCGGTTATCGTCGCTGTTAACCCAAACAAATCCAAAGTATTCTACGACAGTGGTTACGAAGAAGGTTCAGTAGCAAAGCCTACCTGTTACTCGAACGACGGACTATCACCTGCCGCAGATGCAGAGGAGCCACAATCTAAGAAGTGTGCAACTTGTCCTCACAACCAATGGGGTTCACGCATCACAGATAATGGTGGCAAGGGTAAAGCATGTGGTGACTCCATGCGCTTGGCAATCGCGCCGCCAGATCAACTAAACGATCCCATGTTGTTGCGTGTTCCCGCTGCCTCGTTGAAGACCCTAGGTCAGTACGGTGGGCAGTTGGCGAAGCGCGGTGTCGAGCCGCATCACGTAGTAACTCGTATTGGGTTTGACTATAATGTTGCTCACCCTGCGTTGACCTTTAAGGCTATTCGCTTTGTTGAGGAGCATGAGCTAGCCGAGGTTGAGTCTGTTCTCTTGGAAGAGGATGAAACAATCGGACAAATCACTGGCACAGGTGCAGCACCCTTACTGCCAGAGTCAGAGGCCAAGGCGGATACAGAGCCAAAGCGCGAGTATCCAAAAGCGGAAGCCAAGCCAGAGCCGAAGCCAGAGCCAGAGCCAGTAGTTGAGGCAGTCAAAGAAGCTCCTGCGAAGAAGACGTCAAGTGTAGAAGATTACAATGACATCGACGAAGCGTTGGACAATTTGGACTTTGACGACTAAAGTCGGGAAACGCGCCGACGCACAAGGTGGGGCTACGGTCCCACCTTAATCTGCTAACACGTTAACATATAGGGTAGGCAAATGGGTACACAGGAGTTCCTTGACTTAGTGTTGCCGTCCGAAGGTCTCAAGATAATTACGCTTGTTAAACCATTGGACAACGGTAACACATATTTCAAGTACAAGTCGTATCCAACCGCTGAAGAGGCCGCTAAAGCAGCACAGTTTTTCGACGATCAAGGAGAAACAGTCTATTTCGCAGTAAACTCTTTTGGTGATTGGTATTACGACGAGAAGAAAGATAAGAAACGTATAAGAACACAGGAGAATGTTCTTTATTGTCGTAGTCTGTACGATGACTTTGACGTTAAGCCAGAGGAAGACGGCGCATACGACACGCGAGAGGAAGCACTAGCTGACATTATTAAGTTAGCAAAGGCTCTACAACTTACTCCAACAATCACATCATCTGGCGGTGGATACCACTGCTACTTTAGTTTGGATGAGGACATCGACGTCGCGACGTGGCAAGAACTGTCCGCCATGAAGCGTGACGTAACCAACCATTTACGGATCAAAGCTGACCGCGCTGTGGACATGGATAGTTCCCGCATACTGCGTCCAGTTGGCACCACAAACCGCAAAAACGGACAAGAGCGTCCAGTAGAGCTAATCAAAAAAGGTAAGCAATATTCGGTAGATAAAGTACGTTCGGTACTACAATCGTATATACAAGCCAACAACGTAGAGCCTGCCCCGACAGCTAAGAAGAAAGGCGTTAACCCTTTTGCAGCAGCACTTGGTGATTACCCAGAGTCAGACGCGGAAGTTGTTGCTACCCATTGTAAAGCCGTCCGCATGTTCAAAGAAACTGGCGGAGATATCCCAGAGCCACATTGGCACCGTGCCATCGGTGTCGTTAAGTTCTGCGAGAACGGCGAAGAGATTATCCACGAATGGTCTAAATCATACGAAGGCTATTCGCAGATCGAAACGCAAGACAAGATCGACGAGTGGAGTGTTGGACCGACATCATGCATTGAGATGGATAAGCACGTCGGGTGTATGGCTGAGTGTCCGTTCAAAGACAAATGTAAGTTCCCAATACAGTTAGGGTTTACTGAAGACGCACAGTCCGTCGCTGAAGAGACCGTCGTCGCTGACGACGAGGAGGAGACGACAACGACGCAACATCCTGCGGTTATGATCGAAGGTCAGAATATCCCTTACTGGCCCCAGAATGGATACCGTTGGAACGGTTCTGCGTTGAGCCGCTCAATCATTGACGACGACGGCGTTGTCCACTGGCGTCCGTTTTGTAGATCGTTCGTCTACCCCATCAATCGTGTGATGGACAGTGAAGGTACGTGGGTTATCCACTGGAGAGCCAAGGAGAAGAACGGAAAGTGGCGTGAGTTTTTCATGCCTATGTCTGAGCTAGCCTCCACTGAACAAATGGCTAAGACCTTTGCTTCTTACGAAGTGTTCCTCATGCGTACAAAAAACGCGAGAAACGACATGGCTGAATTTGCTGAAAACCTTATCGAAACATTACAAGCATGGCGCATAGAAACCAAGACCTTCACACAGTTCGGTTGGACTGAAGATCGTACAGGCTTCGTCATCGGCACCAAGATGATTACACACGACGACGAGGTTGAGGTTCTTTGTGACCCTGCCATGCCATCGGACATCGCCACAGACTTTGGTGTAAGCGGCACCCTTGAGGAGTGGACCTCCAACGTTGACCTTCTCTACAACCGTAAAGGTGCGGAGCCGTTCCAGTTTGCCCTATGTCACTCAATGGGTTCAGCACTTGTTGAGTTGATGGGTTCGTCTAACTGGCACGGTCTACCACTGGCGTTCACTGGCGAAGGTGGCACAGGTAAATCTACTGCAACCAAGATCGCTTGCGGCTTCTACGGTAACCCTAAGTACATGGAGCGGCAGACAGGTGAACAAGGTTCGACGCTTAACGCGGCTATTAAGCGTATTGCTATTATGGGCAGTGTGCCAATGCTTCTTGATGAGTTTTCTGGTCGTAGTCCTGATGAACTCACTCGTACAGGATATGCACTCGCTAACGGTAGGGATAAAGAACGCCTTGGTTCCAGTGGTAAGTTCTCAACCGTAGGTGGGCAGTGGTTCAAGAACAGCTTCATCACATCTAACGATAGCATCTTGGAAAGTATCTCTAAACTACCTGCGGGTTATCGTGTCGAGGCTACACAGCTACGCTTCTTCGAAGTGTCGTTACCCAAGGACTACCGCGACGTTGTCTACCCAGACATCGAACAGAGCTTCATCGAACACCACATGGACCATGTCTACGGTGCAGCCTGTCGCCCATTCATACGGTTCATTATCAAGAACCAAGATTGGGTAAAGCGTCAGATCGTTGCGGCTCGTAGCAAGTTCAACCCGAAGAACGAAGACGACAACAAAGAACGCTTCTACCGTGACACCATCGTGACTGCGCTAGTGGCGGGTAAGATCGCTGAGAAGCTAGGGCTGATCCAGTTTGACCTAGGCAACATGAAGAAGTGGGCCTTGGAGACTGTTGTTAAGATGCGCCAGAACCGCAAAGAAACTAACACAGATATCTCTGAACATGTTGCTCAGTTCATCAGCACCTTGCCCGGACGACTCATCATCACCAAGCACTTCGCCGACGGACGCGCCAAGATCAAGGAGCAACCGATGGAAGTTATGCGCGGCCCTGCGATTGGTCGTGTGTGTACGGAAGACAAGAAAGTTTACATAACCGTTAAAGCTATCACTGACTGGTGCAAAGACAACGGTGTCGCACCTGCGGCTATCCGCGAAGAGTTAGACCGCGACGGTTATCTAATCCACCAAGCAGACGGTACGATCAACCCACGTATCTATCTTGGTTCTGGCACCACGGTGCCAAGTGGTCAGGCTCGTTGTTACGAAATCAAGTACCACAAACTCTTCGACGGCAAGGCACTATCCCTCGTTAAGTCGGGCGACAGTGTGAAAACAGAAACACAAATAGAGGAACAAGCAGGGTGAACGACGCAGATACCCCAAAGATACTTATAATGATGAAGAAAAGGGTCGCTTCTATGCTGAAGGACGCGTCGGTCAAAGACAGACCGATGGTCAAGATGCAGTGTGAAGAACTTAGCATTTATATTGAGATGTTGGAGAAGCGCCTTGGTACAATTAGTTGAGTGGAAAGGTAACATCCCGATGTCGAGGCGTGACCCCGATGAACTTCGGGAGGAAATGCTAGAACTCGCCAGACATGAAAACGCGAGAGCGCGTAAAAACTGGGGAGGCTCGACTATTGGTAGATGTGAGTCGGGTAAAAACAATGGTTCGAAAGGAGGGAGGCCACAGTTTGAGGAAGAGCCGCCAAAGCCAAAGCTAAAGTTATCTGCCAGAGCAAACACAGTTAATAAACTGTTGGTCAAAGACTGGAAGGTAGTAGATATCGCTGACGTACTGGGAGTATCCCACCAAGCGATCAGTCAGATAATTAAACGCTACGACTTACCTAGAACTAAAGAGACAGGTTAGACACCATGTCTGCCATATGGTTGGGCGCTAAGTGAGCATACTGTTCTGTAACAGCTATCGTCTTATGCCCTGCCAAAACCTGCACTGTGCGGAGTGGTACGCCTTGCATCACCAAGTGGCTAATAAATGTATGCCTTAATTCGTGTGGCGTACCTACCACACCTGCTTTTTCACAAGCCTTTTTGAATCGAGTCCTCAGTGTCATAGGAGACATCCGAGGTAAAACATATTCGTAATTAGAGCGCAGTCGCTCCAGAGCCGCTGCCGCACCCGGCGAGATCGGAATATCACGCCATTGACGCGTCTTAGTGTGAAACTCTTTAGACGATACTATCCGTATCTTAGCGTCATCCACATCCCCCCACTTGAGGTTTCTTGCCTCACTCACACGCATACCAGTGTTCGCTAGCAACTGCCAAACGGCAGACGTCGACTCGTCGGCTTCATAGATTGCTTCTAACTGTTCCGACGTAAAAAAGCTGCGCGGTCTAGCGTCAAGACGTTGTAACGTTTTAACGTTGTTGATTGTATTGCGTGGTATTATCCCCCACTCCACCGCTTTGTTGATTACAGCTTTCAGCTTTTTCAGTTCGTTGTTCACCGTGGCGCGAGATACAGGTCTCTTAGACCTATGCCCGATGGAGCCAAGCCTTTTGTGTTTCCACATCTCCACTTTCTGCGGGTTCAATGATGCTAGTCGCATGTTGCCAAACTCAGGCAAGATCACACTGTCGAAGTAGTAGCGCATTTCTTTCACTGCCCAAGGGTACTCTCCAGAGTGCCATAAAAGGTACTGTTCAGAGAACTCTTTAAGGGTACAGTTTGATTCCGCCACGCTCGTACCTGTACGCAGCGACAGTTCTTTTGCTGCCTTGGCGATCAGCGCGTCCTTCTTATCCTGTGTCTTCAAACTCTCGTACTTGGCCTTCCCACCTTCGTACCATTTAAGCCAGTAAGTCTTCCCTCGTTTATATACCGTCGCCATTTTCCGCCCCGTTCTGTAACTAGATGTAACCGTACATATAAGTACACCTGTGTTCAAGTAAGTTCATATAAAACAGTGACAATTGCGCCATCTGTTAACATGCTTATAAACAAAGACTTTTTTGTCTCTATTTGTCCGCAGTCTATTCAGGAAGATTGGGATAAGGCGACGACGCACTAAACAAAATCAGGGGCTTAACGGCCCCTTTTTTAATAATGTAACTAAAACTGTAACCAAAAAAATGGCCCGAAGCGAGGGAGAGCGACTTCGGGCCTAGTACCACTGGGAGTGCATGGAGCTTCTGGGAGGGAGAAAAGCCCAGTGGGAGAGGTAATCTATTGGTTTACATTGCTGAACCTATCTTGCATCCGACGTTCGCGACGACGTTGTTGACGTGGCGCTCTTATTAAGTCGGTAATCAATTGACGTTTAAGGGCATTGCGTGAGTTGCCAAACATTGGGCGTACACGATCCTTGCCTTCTTGCAGTTCACGCCACTCTTGCTTGAGTTCTTTGGTCCGCGCGAAGTCTCTGTCGTTGTACGCTTCTATGTACTGACGGCGGATGCGGCTCTGCTCTTTGGAGAAGTATTGCTCTAGTTCGTACTGCTGACCGCGTGTCCACTTGATCTTGTTTACTTCGGTGGATGGGATGCCAATGGCGTTAACGAGAAGGCTAGTAACGTCGATGTTACGCGGCTCAACAATCACATCGCCATTCTTCATCGTGTATCCTTCAGTACCCAAACGATAGCTTTCGATCAAAGTTCGTAAACCCTTGGGAACAAGGTACTCGACCCCCTTCATCATGTCAC